TAACTTTGCCCAATAGTCGGGCGGTGTGACTTCAAAGAGTTTGAATGATGAGCAGTGATGCTCTGCCAAGATAACCGAGAACTTGGACTTGCCCCACTTAATTCGGTTGGCACTTCTCTCAACTGCCTCAAAGGACACCTTAGTTTTGTGACACTCAAAGGTCATCAGCTTATTGAGCCGTTTGATTATCTCTTCCTCAATGGTAAGAACAGGGGTGTCAAGGTTGCGGGCAAATCCTGCCCAAGAGATTCCTTGCCAAACAACTGTTCCGCAGCGTTTACAAGAGATAGGCTTAAAATCACTATTCACTAGTCCTCCGAAGCTGACTGTTCCACTGTTCCGCGTTCCCCTCTAAAGAGGGGGAACGGCGGAACAGTTTGGCCAGTCTTGTCGCACTGTTCCGAGAAAATGGTCGGAACAGTATCGGAACAGCGGAACAGTTAGACATTTGGAGTCCAAGGCTTCACATCATTGGCAAAGTATTGCTCTTGATGACCGAATAAAAACTTCTGACCATCCTTGCGATAGGTCACAAAGCCTGTCGAAACCAAGGTTTCAAGAACAAACTTCAACTCGTCATTTGATATTGGAATGCCCTCTGTCCTGAGATGTTCTGCAATCTGATTCCTGCCCATCTCATAACCGACCTTTGCAAGAAGGTCAGACACCGCCTCCATCTTTGACTCCCTTGTGGATAACTTCACAGTGCCTCCTGAGATAGACACCGCAATCCCGCCATCGGGAAGGCTCTTGAGGTTGGCAACGCCGACAGTCTTGGCATCAGGGCAGATGGCACGGACAAAGCCAGGGCGATCCTTTGTGCAAGTTATATCCAAGGCCCCGTCAATGCCCCTGCCAAATGGCAAGGCCACAGACACGGCAAAGGCCGCGCCATCGATGTCAGCTCTCTTTGCTTGAGCGCCGATAGCGTAATTGCCTCGGTTGTCCTTTGATTTAGTGACATGGTCAATTGTCAGGATGCCTGCGCCACCTATTCGAAGGGGCTTTAAGACCTTCTGTGAGAAGTGAGTAGCATCTTTATTCTTTTCTAAATCTAGGCCAAGTAAGTTCATAGCTGCATTGACCCCATCAACGACAATGAGAGTGGGCAGATAAGCCATAATCTGAGTTCTCATAATCTCGCCAATACCTTCTCCCAATGGCTCATCAGGGTTTGCATATCTAAACATTTTGAACTTATCTGACTTGACTCTTAAGGTCTTGAGCCGATTAAGGATAGAGCGAGCTGAATCTTCAAAGTCTAAATAAAACACGATGTTGTTCTTCTCAAGCTCTTGTCTTATGGCTTCAAGTGCAATCCAAGTCTTGCCTGATTCAGACTCGCCAAAGATGGCATTTATCTTGCCTGCATAAAGCAGACAGTTGCCATCCTCTCGTCTAAGCATTGAAGGCGGCTCTTCTTCTTCTAACTCAGACTCGCCAATCTCTTTTGGAATCCAAGAGGACTCTTTGATGTTGCCTTCCTCATCGTGTAGTTGAACGAGTGAAGGTGAGTGAACTTCTAAACTTGTCAGCTCGTTGCGTGCCTCGCCATAGCCCTGACTTCGAAGGGCGCGGGCAGAGGCAGTGAAATCACCTTGATGCTCGACAAGTGTGAAGATGGCAAACTTTGAATAAGAGCGTTCAGGTTCAAACTGTGTTGAACTACTAAAGCAGAAGAACTTGTCATTGCCTGCGTGATTTGTTGTGGCGCTGATACCTTCAGACTTGCCTGGTCGCCTCCAACTCGTCACACCTGCCTTGTTGGTATAGACCTTCTTCCAACCCAAAGGCTCTAAGACCTGCTCCCAAGTGACTTTGGCGTTGTAATCATCTCCAGGAGTTAAATTGCCACCTTTTGGCGCAAGTTCCTCGGTGACAAATTCAACCTTTGGAACGCAGTCAAATGTGGCAAAGAGTTGGTGTAATCCTTGGCGCTCGGCGACTGTCAGTGTCGGAATACTCTTGGCCGAGCCGACCAACATTGTCCACGCTCCGCCTGACGGGTGGCAGGTGCCATTGGTCGGAGCGACAATGACAAAGCCTCCCTCGCCTCTTGTTTCGGCTAAAACTTCGACTTTATCCTCATCACCTGGCTTTCTTGCAAGTTTTGTGTTGCCAGGAACTTCTCCGTCTATGCGGTAGAGCCAATGGATTCCGCCTGATGGAGTCATCTCAACATAACCATTGTTTATGCGATCCCATACTTCGCCAAGGCCAGCGTTGCCTGCCATCTCTTTCAAGTCCAAGTGCATCTTGTCGGCGACAGCTCTACCTTCAAGTTCTAACATCTCAAGGTTGCCTGAAACTTTGCCACAGATAACACCAACGCCTTGGGCATCTGCAAACCAAGTCATCAACTCTGTCGTTGTCGGCCTAGTTTCTTGATATTGCTTCCAAGAGGCAATGCCAGGGCGCTTGGTGCCATCAGTTGCCACCGGCACAACTGAAATGCCTTGGTTAGCAAACTCTAAAGCTGTTAAGAGTATGTCTGTTTTCATCCCCATAATGTTGGCCCCTTGCCATCTAGTCGAGTAAGAGCAAGTTTTACATATTCAGGATTTAACTCGATGCCAACGAAATGACGATTGTGGCGTTCGGCAACAACACCGACAGTGCCACTGCCCATAAACGGGTCAAGGACTAAATCATCTCCACGACTGCCAGCCAAAATACAAGGCTCAACCAGTTTTTCTGGCATAACCGCAAAATGAGCGCCCTTGTATGAAGCGGTCGGAATAAACCAAACATCTCTTTTATTTCGACCTTCAGGATTTACAAATCGCTTGCCCATTACTTCAACATCGATGCCTTGAGGTGAAGTTTTTGCACTAGGTCTGTTTGTTTTCCAACCTGATAAAGCTCTTTTCAAAGATACTTCTGAAACAGGCTCTTTGATAGCAATATGGTCATAATAATACTTTTGAGATTTTGTAAGAAGAAAAAGATATTCGTGACTTTTAGTGCATCTATCCCTAACAGATTCAGGCATCACATTTGGCTTTGCCCAAATAATGTCTTGTCGCAAATACCAACCTTTTTCTTGTAGCGCAAACGCCACTCGCCAAGGTATGCCCACAAGGTCTTTATCTTTTAAGCCATAAGACTTAGGCGATGCTTTTGGCTGTCGTATTTCTTGCGCTCCATCGTGATTTGCACCCACCGAACTTTTTGCTGATTTATGTCCGCCGGTATGCACACTCGCATAACTATCGCCTAAATTTAGCCATACTGTGCCTGTTGATTTAAGGACTCGATGTATCTCATCAAAAACCTTTACTAATGAATTCACATATTCTTGCGGAGTAGGTTCGTGTCCTATCTGCTTATCTAAACCATAATCACGCAAACCCCAATAAGGTGGCGAGGTCACTACTGTTTGGATACTCTCATCAGGCAGTGTCTTTAATTGCTCAATGACATCGCCTATTAGAATTTGTCTTTTCATCTTTCCCCCGTCATTAGTTAAAGCAACCGACCCTTCATCTCTTCAATTGCAAACTCAATGCGAGCCTTAGCAATTGGCAGGTATTCATCGGTCAATTCAATTCCAACAAACTCAAAGCCTTCATACATTGCAGCCTTGCCAGTGCTCCCGCTACCCATAAACGGGTCAAGAACGATGCCGCCAGGCGGTGTCACCAGGCGGCAGAGATAGCGCATTAAGTCTGTTGGTTTAACTGTTGGGTGATGATTTGCTGAAGGTTGCGTTCTCCATCTTTCGCTAACGGGGTCAAGATTATCTTTATCATTATCAGCACCTTGTAATCCCGCCCTTCTTTGACTCGGCAACCCATCAAGGCCCTCATTCCTATCGCGCTTGCTTGCCTTGGCGCAGTAGAAGAAGCGAGCGGCACTGCCACTGTCGCCCATCGCTCTAAATCCGCCTTCGGTTTCTTGGCCCGAAGCAAAAGAAGTGTTTATCGCTTGACCGCGTTTAGCAGGGAAAGCCCCACCCTTTGAGTCAGGAAACAACGCCACAACCTCGTCACGGCCATCGTGAATGACATTGGCGGGCCAACGGCCTGTGTGATTTTGATAAGTAGATGTGTCGCTACCGCGATTAGGTTCACCACCTGCAAAAGTTCCTTTGGGCGCGTGATGAGTTGAAACTATTTCATTCCCCACCCGACTCCCATCAATGTTCAACCCGCCGGTGCCATAGGTCAGCACATTGGCGGCGACAGTGCCGATGAGAGGCTTGCGGGCGACAACGATGGGCTCGTGCGCTGGCTTTAGCGCCGTTCCCCAGCCTTGCCATTGCTTCGCCTCTGTTGTGATTGCTTCATTCGACAACTGTTTTGAAACATAATCGGCAGGGCGATAACCTTGCGCTTCTTGACCAACTGAAATCCCATAAGCAAATCCTGTTTTCACAACTTCTCTCTCTGCTCCTGCCTGCTTATCAATGCCCTTGCTTATATCGTGCGACTTAGGGAAGCCACTGCCATAAATCCACATAATCTGATCGCGGATTTCAAAGCCTGCATCCTCAATGGCAACTGCCATTCGGTGATAGGTGCGAGAGCCTGAGAAGGCGAGCAAGTGACCGCCAGGCTTTAACACCCGCATCACTTCTTGCCATAACTCAACAGAGTAGGCAACACCTGTGGCATCCCAACTCTTGCCCATAAAGCCAAGCTCATAGGGCGGGTCGGTGACGACAGAATCAATGCTGTTATCAGCCAAGTTCTTTAACACCTCACGATTATCGCCGTGATGTATTTCGTATGACATTACTCCCCTAACTTCGTAATCGAGTGCAGTGGCAGGAATCGAACCTGCCGATGAATGACCCCGTATCTCATCGCTCCCAAGCCCTGCGGTGGTTATCGGTGGAAAGGTATCACCGACAACCTATGACATCAGGCGGTGACGGAAGGAAACCGCCTGATTCAAAGTCTTTAAGGCTTTGCTCCTAGTTGAGCAAGTAGAGCTGCGACTTCAGGTGATAAACCTTCTAATCCCGCAGGCACCGCCGCCGCCACAGGCGTTGCCACCGGCGCAGGCTTAGCCCCTGATGAAAGATAGGCGTTTGCCTTTGTCAATGCTTGCGCATCTGTTGTGGCATCGAGCAAAATCCAAGGCGCGCTCTTGCCAGGTTTGGCAGTGCCTTGGCCTATGCGAGCCAAGACCTTGCTTCCGATTTTGGTCTTTAGCGAATTGCGTAGGGCGACATTGAACCAAAGCAAAGAATTGTATTCCGTGTTTGTATCAAGGTCATAGACATTGACTTCGACTGCTTCGGCAATGCCGTGGACAGTTTGAATCCCTGTCTTGTATTCAGTAGGTGTGATGATGAGCAAGTGATTGGCAAGGTCTGCCACTTTCACTGACTCGCTCTGTGATCCTGGTGATGCGAAGGTCATTCCCCCGACTCCTTTTCTGTTTGTTTGTTCATTTCATCTTCTTCATTATTTTTTACTATGTCATTGAGCGTTACTTCAATGTCGTTTTCATCAGCTTCTTCAGTTGTTTCAATCCAGCAATAGCCAACGGAGCCACCGCGCATTCCGATAAGCCAAGCGATTGAGTTAAGAATTCTTGCTTCCCAATGTTTCATCGGACTAATTACGAGTCGCGGTTTCACCGAAGCATCCTTTCGAAAGGTCTTTTGAATAAGGCAAAAAGTAAGGACAATAGTTGCAGAGTCGGTTTGCCTTTGCTGGAATCTTCTCCCACATCTGCGGGTTATTTTCCACATCAATTTGTGCCAAGAGCGCCTGAATGTTGTCCATTCGCTCAAGACCTTTCAAGGCAACTGACTCGTCATAATCATAAAGTTCTATGTGCATCTCATCTATGCCACCGCTTGTTGGCAGATAGACAAGGGCGACCTGATTGACAGGCGCTCCCGTCTGCGCCTTGCCGTAGCCATAGAGTTGAATCTGTGTGTGATATTGCGCGTTTTTACCTTCACGGCGCTTGCGCTCCATTGCAGCAGGACTTGTTGTTTTCCAATCTATAACTATGCCACGAACGCTGTCGTATAAATCAATTGTTCCTGTCAGATTGCCCCGGATATTGACTCTCTGTTCAACTTCATAGCCTTCAATTCTTGCAAAGACATCTGCAAGATATTTGTGAATTGCGCTTCCGACTTGGGCGCTCCAATTGGATGAACCCATCTCGTTAGTCTTTTCCCAATCCAAGAGCTTGTAAGCAAGTCGCCTTGTGCAGTCGTGGCCGACTTCACTTGGCCCGATGACAACTTGCTTGGCTCTTGGAGTCCAAATTCCTGCCTGCGTAATTATCTCAGACAAACCTTGGCCGAGAGATTTAGCAGCCGAAACTGGTGATGTGAAAGTCATCAATCATCCTCTTCTTCATCGTCATAATCAGGAATTATCGGCACAATTGGCTCGATAGGTTGCAGGAAAGGAATGCTCACTCTGCTTCCTGACTGACAAGTGTGAATCTGCGATGAGTGCTTTGAACTTGCAGGACATCAAGCACTTGTGGTGGCAAGATTTCCTTGGCGCGTTTGGTATCAAAGCGCATTGAGGTCACAGAGGTGAATCTGACTACTTCTCGGCCTCTGTAAAGACCAATTTCGTTATCACCTAACGATGCCTCTATGTGGGAGCGAGCTACATCAGCAACTTCTTCCCATTCTTTTATCTTGGCAAGGGCGTGGCGGTATTGTTCGAGCCACATTGCGATGTTCTCGTCAAAGTCAACCACGCCCTTCTCTAACTCCATTGACATAACCCCGACCTTTTTCAGTAGTAGTTTTTCTGCTTGAAGAACTCCCACGCATTGCAGGGAGTTAAATGTCGCCTGTGGATGTAGGCAAGTGTTGCCACAAGTTGTGGCACCGATGCCTCGGTGTGTTTCATTCCGAGGTTGCGATAGGTGACATCAAGAAGTTGTCCGATGCCTTTCGCGCTGGAAGTAGGGTTTTTAGCCTCTGACCTCCAGGCGCTTTCCTTACCAAGCAATTTTGCAAGGCAGGAATACTCTTTCTTTGTCAGCAATTTCTTTGCCAATTGCTTGGCATCGACCTGCTTTAAGATAGGTCTTTCTTTGTAGATAATGCTTGCAGGAATTGCCGGTTGTGGCGCAAACGCTGCGTTGACAAACATTGAGGTCATTGCGCTGACTCCGATGATGATAATGATTCCCCTGAGTGTTTTTCTTCTTTGAGTAATTGGGATTCTCCTTCTAATTTCGCGCTTCTCTTGAGAACCTGAGTGACATAACTCAACTCGATTTTCATAGTCGCTGCGATTTCTTTGGGTGTTCGCCCAAAAGAATGCAAGGATCGGATAGCACTAGCGCGATTGACTCGCCCTGTTTTCCTATTCTTAAATCCTTGCCCAAATCCTCGCTGCGCAGG